GAATGGCGGGCGACCGCCACGGCTGCCGATCCCGCAACGGTCGGCTACCATTTGTCGGCGCTCTATTCGCCGGTGGGCTGGCTCAGTTGGTCTCGCATAGCTCGTGGCTGGGAGGCGGCCCAAGGGTCGGACGAGGCGATCAAGGCGTTCCGCAACACCATCCTCGGCGAGACTTGGGTCGAGAGCGGCGAAGCTCCGGACTGGCAGCGGCTCTATGACCGGCGCGAGGCATGGAAACCAGGCATCGTGCCTGCGGGCGGGTTGTTCCTGACCGCTGGAGCCGACGTGCAGAAGGACCGGATCGAGGTCGATGTATGGGCCTGGGGTCGTGGTCTGGAAAGCTGGCTGGTCGATCACGTCGTGATCGAGGGCGGGCCGGATCGGCATGATGCGTGGTCGGAACTGACGGTGCTGCTCGACAGGTCGTGGCCGCATGAACGCGGCGCGCAATTGCGCATTGCGCGGCTGGCGATAGACACCGGCTACGAGGCTCCGGCCGTCTATGCCTGGTCGCGGAAAGTGGGCTTCGCGCAGGTCGCACCCGTGAAGGGTGTCGAGGGGTTCAATCGCTCGAGCCCAGTCTCGGGGCCGACCTTCGTCGATGCGACCGAGGGCGGCAAACGCCTGCGGCGCGGCGCGCGGCTCTGGACGGTGGCGGTCTCGACCTTCAAGGCCGAGACCTACCGCTTTCTTCGGCTCGACCGGCCGACCCAAGAAGAACGCGCCGAGGGCGCGGCTTTCCCCCCCGGCACGATCCACCTGCCGACGTGGGTGGAAAACGAATGGCTGAAACAGATCGTGGCCGAACAACTGGTGACGGTCCGAACGAAACGCGGCTTCTCGAAACTCGAATGGCAGAAGCTGCGCGAACGCAACGAGGCGCTCGACTGCCGGGTCTATGCCCGCGCCGCAGCGTGGATCGGGGGAGTCGACCGCTGGTCGGAGGCCCGGTGGCAGGATCTGGAACGGCAGTTCCCGGACCGGGACGCAATGCGGGCCGAGAGTGGACCAACTCCATCGGTTTTTCCCCGGATGCCACAGGGTCCGCGGCGCCGAACTGTGCGCTCGACCTATATGGCCTGACCTTGGGAACTATTGCTGTCGCAGCGCGCGGCTGCGGGCGAAGGCCTCGAGGGAAACCTTGCGCCGGGTGGCGAGATCGCGGACGCGCGCCGCGATCTCTTGTTCGCCAAAGCCCACCGGGTTGAAGGGGCCGCCATACCAGCGGACCATGTCCTTGTGCTGCGGATGACGTCGGTTTGCGATGGCTTCGACGAACTCCATGAAGCCGGGTGGGCCACCCACATCCTCGGGCGGCGCTGTGCGCTCGCCCGCGATGAACAGCGGATAATCTGTGCCGGGATCAGCCGCGCCGACGTGTTCGACAATGACGCGGTGCTGCCAGTCGTCACCGAAGTCGTAGGTGTAGAGGAACTCGGTGACACCGCGATCGATCAGCGTGCCGAGGCGCATGCCCTTGGCCTGATAGATCTTGCGGCCCCACACCGCGTCCTCGGGATCGGGTTCGCCATAGACCCTGTCGCCGACCCGGAAGTCATAGAGGTGATGGTTCTCCCACGGCATCACCGCCTGGATGATTTCGTGCAGGGCGCGGAGGTTGGTGGTCAGGCTGACCTCGAGCTCTCGCCAGATACAGGGCTCGAGATGCAGCAGTTCGATGCGAAGGCGGGCAATCCGGTCGGTCATGGCAGGCCTGGTCGGGATGGGTCACGGGCAGGATAGAGGCGGGCCGAGATGGCGACAATCACGGACCTCCGCGCCCGCCGCGAGGCGTTGGCCGCACAGCGTGCCTCGGGCGTGGCCCGGGTCAGCTATGACGGAAAGACGTTGGATTACCGTACATTGGCTGAGATCGACCGGGCACTCGAGGCGCTGGATCGCGAGATCGCGGCGGCCGAAGGGCGGCGGATCGTGCGGCAAGTGCGCGTCATCACGGAAAAGGGGCTCTGAGCATGGGACTGTTCGACAGGTTCCGCGGCGGGTCCATTCCCGGCCGGGCGAGCGGCAGCCCTGCAGCCGTGCGCGCTCGGCTCGAAGGGGCCATGGCGCGGCGACGGCTCAAGGGCTGGAATCCACCGCTCGAGAACATCAACGCGCTGGTGGCCTCCGGCGGTCCGCGCCTTCTGGCCCGTGCCCGTGAACTGGTTGTCACCAACGGTTATGCGGCAAACGCCTGCGAGGCCTTTGCGGCGAACCTGGTCGGCGACGGGATCAAGCCGTCCTCGTTGATCGAGGATGCGGGCCTTCGCGAGCGGGTCCAGAAGCTCTGGTTGGCATGGACGGACGAGGCCGACGCGGACGGGCTGACCGACTTCTACGGGCTGCAGGCCATGGTCGCGCGCGAGATGTTCGTGGCGGGCGAGTGCTTCGTGCGCCTGCGCCCCCGGCGTTCGGAAGACGGGCTGATGGTGCCGCTGCAATTGCAACTCCTGCAGTCCGAGATGCTGCCCTTCGAGAAGACCGAGACAGCCGCCAACGGCAACCGCATCCGCTGCGGGATCGAGTTCGACGGGATTGGGCGGCGCGTGGCCTATCACTTCCGCCGCCGCCATCCGGGCGACAGCACCGACCAGCGGGTGGCGGTGCCGGATACTGTCCGGGTCCTCGCCGGGGACGTTCTGCACATCTACCGGCCCATCGATGCGGGCCAGATCCGGGGCCTGCCGCATGTCGCACCCGCCATGGTGCGGCTGTTCCTGCTCGACCAGTACGATGACGCTGAACTCGACCGGAAGAAGACCGCGGCGATGTTCGCGGGCTTCATCACCAAGACCGCGCCGGAAGAGCCCATGATGGGTGAAGCCGCGGCCGATACCGAAGGTGCCGCGATTGCCAGCCTCGAGCCCGGCACGATGCAGGTCCTGCTGCCGGGAGAGGACGTGAAGTTCTCGAGCCCAGCCGATGTGGGCGGGGGCTACGAGGCGTTCCAGTATCGCACGTTGCTTGCGGTCTCAGCCTCGCTTGGTCTGCCCTATCACCTCGTCACCGGCGATGTGCGGCAGGCGAACTGCTCGAGCCTTCGGGCCGAACTGGTCGAGTTTCGGCGCCGCATCGGCCAATTGCAGCATGGCGTGATTGTCCACCAGTTCTGCCGTCCGATCTGGGCGCGCTGGATGGAAACCGCAGCGCTGGCGGGCGCGCTCGATCTGCCCGGGTTCGCTGCCGTAACCGGCCGCTTCCGCGCAACACAATGGATCCCACCGCGCTGGGACTGGGTCGATCCGCTGAAGGATATCCAGGCACAGGTCCTCGCCATGGAGGCGGGCATCACCTCGCGGCGCAAGGTGGTCGAGGCCACCGGCTACGACGTCGAGGAGGTCGACCGCGAGAACGCGGCTGATGCCAAGCGGTCGGCCGATCTGGGCCTCCGATACCGGACCAGCCCCGGCGAGACGCAAGGCGCGCGGGCAACGCCCTCAAGGCTACCCGACCCGGAAACCGATGGATCTGACGAAGCCGCGCAATCCGAACAGGAGTGACAGGATGAAGAACTGGTACACGATCCGCGCCCGGGGTCCCGACGCGGAGGGATCTCGCGCGGAAGTGCTGATCTATGACGAGATCGGTGCCTATGGCGTCAGTGCCAAGGGATTCCTCGCGGAACTTGGCGCACTGCCGGACGGGGTGCCGATCGACCTGCGCCTGAACAGTCCGGGCGGCTCGGTCTTCGATGCAGTGGCGATCTACAATGCCCTGCAGCGGCATGACGGAACGATCACCGTCTGGATCGATGGCGTGGCCGCCTCGGCCGCATCCTATGTGGCCATGGCGGGTGACGAGATCGTCATGCCCGAGAACGCCTTCCTGATGATCCATGACCCCTCGGGGCTGGTCATGGGCACCGCCGCGGACATGCGCGAGATGGCCGACACGATGGACAAGATCGCGGGCGCCATGGTCCGAGGCTATGCGGCAAGGTCCGGACGCACCGAAGAGGAAATCGCGGCCCTGATGGCGGCCGAGACCTGGTTCGATGCGGAAGCGGCCCTCGAGGCGGGGCTTGCCACCCGCATGATCGAGCCAGTGCGGATTGCAGCCGGCTTTGACATCGCCCGGTTCCGCAACGCGCCGCCCGCGCTGGCAGAAGCCACCGCCGATCCGGCTTCTGAGAGCGATCAGGACGGCAGCAAGACCGGCGACGACGCCATAGGCGACGAGGCTCCCGCGGTCCCGGGTGAACCCGAGCCTGAGCCGGGCACACCGCCGCGTCCCGACCCTGTGGTGACCGGCTTCGATCCAACCGCCATCCGGCGTGACGCCATTGCCCATGCCCGCGCCGTGGTCGACCTCTGTCGCCTTGCAGGACAGCCTCATATGGCCGGGCGCTACCTTGAAGAGGACGCCAGCCTCGATGCGGTGCGCAGCAGCCTTCTTGCCGCGAGGGCCGAGGCGGAGGCGCAGATCAGCCCCCATCACCCGCAACCCGGGCCCACGCCCACCGCCCGTCCCTGGGGCGACGTGATCGCCCGCACCTTCAAGCTGAAAGGATGATCCTCAATGACCACGCTGACCGAAGGCAGACATGCGGGCGGCTTCCTCGTCTGGGAAACCTCGCGCGACTATACCCGAGAAACCGTCACGCTCGCTTCCGGCGCGGGCAAGCTCGACCCCGGCACGGTGCTGGGCAAGATCACCACGGGCGGGAAGTTCACCCAGCTCGCCCCTGCCGCATCGAACGGCAGCCAGAACGCCGCCGGGATCCTCTGGGGCCCGGCCGACGCAACCGCCGCCGATGCCGCTGCCGTCGTGGTCCTGCGCGGTCCGGCCATCGTCAACCGCAATGACCTCATCTGGCCCACGGGCGCGACGGAACCGCAGATCTCCGCCGCCACGGCGGCGCTGGCCGCGCTCGGCATCCTGCTGCGCTGATCTCTTCATCGAAAGGACATCCCCATGGCGACCATGGACATCTTCGAAGGCGATGCCTTCTCGATCATCGAACTGACCCGCGCGCTGGAGAACATCCCCTTCAAGCCCGCGATCCTGTCGGGCGCGAACCTCTTCGGGCCCCGCGGCGTGCGTGCGCGCACCGTCGTGATCGAGAGTCGGGACGGCACACTGCAGTTGATCCCGTTCTCCGAACGCGGCTCGGCCTATGAACAGCAAGTGCCGGAACGCCGCGAGATGCGCGCCTTCGTCGTGCGCCAGTTCAAGAAGCAGGACGTGCTCTGGGCCTCGGAAATCCAGGGCATCCGCGACCACGGATCAGAAACCGCCACCCAGCAGGTGCAGACCGAGGTGGCCCGCAAGCTCGGGCGGCTCCGGAACGACGCCGAGGCCACCTTCGAGTTCCACCTCTTCAACGGCATCCAGGGCGTGGTGAAGGATCCGAAGGACGGGGCGACGGTGGTCAACTACTTCACAGAGTTCGGCATCACGCCCGCCACCGAGGTCGACTTCGACCTCGACAACGCGAGCCCCGCGTCGGGCGCGCTCAGGAAGCGCTGCCAGGCGCTGATCGAAAGCGTCGAGGACAGCCTCGGCGGGCTGGCGGCCGGTCAGGTCCAGCTGCGCGCCGAATGCGGCTCGGCCTTCTTCGCCGATCTGGTCGCCCACAAGGAGGTGCGCGAGACCTATCTCAACACCGCAGCCGCAGCCGATCTGCGCGGCCGCGTGGGCGAGGAAGTCAGTTTCGGCGGCATCACCTTCCGCCGCTACCGGGGTGGCCTCGGCTTCGGCGTGCCGACCGACAAAGCCTACTTCTACCCGGAGGGGGTTGAGGGTCTCTTCGAGATTTACTTCGCTCCGGCCGACACCTTCGAGACGGTGAACACGCTGGGCCTGCCGCTCTATGCGCGCATGATCCCCGACCGCGATCGCGACGAATGGGTGCGCCTGGAGATCGAGAGCAATCCGCTGCCGATCTGCACCCGCCCGCAGGTGCTGCGCTCTGCGCGACGGACGTGATGAGTGCCTACCGTGCGCGGGCGCGGTCCCAGACCATGCCGACAAGGCGTGGGTCGGGGGCGAAGCTGTCATTCGGGAACTCGAGCCCGAGGCGCGGATGCTCGCGCAGCGCCTGTGCACCCGTGGGTCCGATCCGGATGCGCCAGGTCTGACGTTCGACTGGCTGCGGGGCGGCAAAGGCGCGGCAGGTCAGCACGGCAAGGTTCGCGCCCCGGGCGGGATCGCGTACCGAGGCGTAGCGGATGATCCCGGCACCGATCACGCGGGCCTCCTCGGCCAGAGCCTGGCAGGCCGCATAGTCGGTGAGGTGGGTCCAGACAGAATGATCGTTGGCCAGTGCCCCGGCCGTCAGGTCGACCGCCACGGGCGTTGCGACTTCCGCCGAGAAGGCCGTGTATTCGGCCGCATCGTCGGGAAAGGGCGTCTCCGGGCTCTCGGCGTAGAAGAGGAAGCGGTAGAACACCATCTCGGCCGCCGCCGTCTCGGGCGCCTCGGCCCCGTACCAGACGCCCGGCGTCAGTCCCGCCCGGCGAAACCGCGATCCCGCCGGATAGGGGCGATAACGGAAGGGCGTGGCCAGCAAGTAATCGAGCGCGCGGCATTCCTCCGGCAGGGGCGGCTTCGTGGCCTCGAGGATCTCCTCGAGGGCCGCCTGTTCGGCGAGGCTGTCGACAAGCTTCAGGGTCGACACCCGGTGCTGGGCCTCGACGAACCGCCATGCCGGGCCCGCGTAGGGCCGCGCCTCAAAGCGGAGCGCGCCTTGCGTCCAGATAGGTCGTGACATCGACAAGCCCCTGCACCTGCGTCATCCGCTCCACGGGCCGCGCCGCGAGCGCCGTGTTGGGAGCGGCCAGCCACCGTCGCGCCACCGCCTCGTCGCCCCCGGTGATCGCGTCGAGCGAGCGGAAGGTCCGCACCAGAAGGGCCGCCAGCTCGAAGGGCTTCGAGCCCGGCTCGAGCAGGCTATCGCCCCGTTTCCAGCGCGAGACGGTCGCCTCGGACACACCGACGATGTCGGCCAGTTGTCGGCCCGACAGGCCGAGCCGGTCTGCCGCCCGCAGCGCAGCCTTGGTCAGCACGGCACCAGCCTCGGGGTTTCGGGCGATCTGATGGGAAAGGGTCATGACTTTCTCCCGTCTGAGGGAAACATAGTATCACTTCCTTTCTGAGGAAAGAGGAAACATGCCGGACGCCCTCTCCGCCGCGCTTGCGGCACTCTTCGCCGATCCGAACATCGGCAGAGACGCGGTCTACATCGCCGATGGCGGGGCGCCGGTCCTCGTGCGCATCGTCGCCCGGCGTGCCGATGCCGTCACCGATTTCGGCGACGCGCGGCTCTGGTCCGAGACCACCCGGATCGATCTGCGCGTGGCCGAGGTGCCAGCCCCCCGCCCCGGCGACCGGATCGAGATGGAGGGCGAGGCCTTCCTCATCCAGGGCGAGCCCATCCGCGACCGCGAGCGGCTGGTCTGGACCGT